ATTTGAAAGCTCTTATGAAAGAAATCCGTCAAGTCATTCGAGTAATATTAGGTGCATTGCAAAATACGCCTTATCCAATAAACTACAATGGTCAACAACAAGTTTTGGATGATTATATGAAAACTATGCACGGAGACGAATGGATGGATACACGAAGACCACGATTATACTTTACTGGACCCAATTCAGTAGCACTACAAGTAGAAAACGTATCGTCTGCGCCAGTTTCCTACGACGAAAATCATTCCTCTTTATCCAATGATGCATTAAAATCCGTAGAAAAAATAACGTCCAATTATTGCGTTACTGAAAAAGCAGACGGAGAACGTTGTATTTTGTTTGTAGGGTCAGACGGCAAAGTGTATTTGATCTCTCGTACATTGAAAGTAATCTTTACTGGATCCCAAACCAAGAATAAATCGTGTTTTAATTGCATTGTAGATGGGGAATACATATTGTACGGCAAAAATAAGGTGAAACTATTCCAGTTTTCCGCATTTGATATCTATTTTATTGGTGGTAAAGGTGGTCATAAAGAATCCAATATACGCAACTGGCAATTTGTCTCAACTGATTCTACTGTGTTACAAACCCGATATAATGCATTGAAAGAATTTCATCAGAAACTAGATTTAGAGACGGTTACAAAGGGGGCTAAGTGTATTTTCCAATTTCGTGTAAAAGAGTTCTTGTACAGTGATGCAGATGATAATAGTATTTTCAAATTATCAAGAGATGTATGGGCAAGACGCAAAACTTATCCATATGAAATCGACGGTTTGATTTATACACCCATGTCTTATGGTGTAGGTGGAAATAAGAAAGGTCAATGCTCTGATATTGGTTTCAATTCTACATGGAATTGCTCTTATAAATGGAAACCACCGGAATACAATACAATCGATTTCTTAGTTGTTACTGAAAAAGACAAACAAAATCACGATATGATTCGTTCGTATGTAAAGGGAAAACAAATAGTACAATATAAGACCGTGTATTTAATGGTTGGATTTGATACAAAACAAACACGGTTTATGAATCCATTTGATGAACTGATTTACGACAAATTGCCTAAAGATGTTGGATCAGACAAGAATAATAATCATTATCAAGTGAAACCATTTATACCTGATTCACCGTACAATCCAATGTCCTATGTTTGTTACGTTCCTTTAGTCGATGATGGTAAAGGAAAACAAATGATGACGGAAGAAGGTGAGTATTTTGATGAAAATATGATTATCGAATTCAAGTATAATAAAAGTGCGATTGAAGATCATCCGTGGCGATGGGTACCATTGAGAATCCGTCACGATAAAACACAAAGTTTATTGGAAGGGAAAAAATCAATGAATGTATTCAAAAACGCGAACGATGTTTGGAAAACCATTCATTATCCAATTAGTGATAAGATGATTACTGGATTAGAACCTTTGGTGAATAATAATGAAGTTGTTGAAATCTATTACAATTCTACGGTAGATAAGACTCAATCAAAAACCAATTCCATGCGCGATTTCCATAACCTGTATGTGAAAAGTAAGTTAATTATTGGTGTTAGCGAGCATTTACAAAAACAGCCAAATCAACAGAATCCATTATTAATTGATTATGCGGTTGGAAAAGCGGGTGATTTAAGCAAATGGATACGATCAAATTTAAAATTCGTTTTAGGAATCGATTATAGTAATGATAATATACATACTAAACACGGAGGTGCATGCGTACGATTTTTACAACATCGTACTAATAATCGCAATGACCCATTACGTGCATTATTTATAGAAGGAAATAGTAAATTAAATATTCGTACTAAATCAGAGGCTATTGTCAAACCATTTGATAAAGATCTTGTACAATATGTCTTTGGACAAAAGAACATACCAAATGGAGAGAAACTCGCATTTGATTACGGAGTTGCGAAAAATGGATTTTCCATTAGTTCTTGTCAATTTGCCATACATTATTTCTTTGAAAACACCATTATCTTGCATAGCTTTCTACAAAATCTATCGGAATGTACTCAATTAAATGGATATTTTGTGGGTACATGTTTCGATGGTCAAAGTATTTTCGATCGTCTTAAGACAATACCGAAAGGTCAATCGTACGGTGTTCGTGCGGATGATCATAGTATTTTTGAAGTGGAAAAAATGTACAATACATCCATTAGTGAATTGCCTGATGATCATACGAGTGTTGGTATGCCTGTAAAAGTATTTTTAGAGAGTATTGGACAACATATTGTCGAATATTTGGTCAATTTCTCCTATTTGGTTCGTATTATGGAAAATTATGGTTTCGAATTGGTAAAACGGGATGAAGCCAAAAAAATAGGATTCTCTGATGGGTCCGGAATGTTTGATCTACTGTACAAATTAATGAGTCATGAACAAACCAAATCGAAAAATACCGGTGATTCATTATTTATTCGAGATGCGTTAAACATGACGAAAAGTGAGAAGAAAGTATCATTTTTGTACCGTTATTTCATCTTTAAAAAAGTACGCGAAATATCCAGTTCTACTATGGAAACACTACAAAGAAAGATTATTATGGATGCTGATGACGAAGAAAAAGAAGAAAAAGAAGAAAAAGAAGAAAAAGAAGAAAAAGAAGAAAAAGAAGAAAAAGAAGAAAAAGAAGAAGAGCAAGATAACCCTACTACTCTTGAACCTATACTGGATGATTTTGCTGACTCTAATATGGATGATACCAAACAATCGACACCACCTAAAAATCAAAGAAAAATGAAAAAAATAAAAAATAAAAAAATAGTGTTAGATTAAACCCCTGAATATTCATATTATTGATTAAATAGAATCTGTAAAATCATAATAAATAGTATTATCTATTATGATATACGAGCAATATAGCACACCATAAATCTACTTTTTTTTATCATTCTTATCGAGTCCCTACATGAATAAGAATCAACCATATTATGTGAAAAGCAACATTCATCCATTGCAACAAAAACGGATCAATACTATGATCTATTATTTATTCCCACGTTATAATATGGCTATATTATCTCCTAATTTGTTCATGTTTAATGACCACGAAGAAGAAACCTTGTATAATACGGGCAATAGTATTATAACACGCCATGTACTGTCATTTTCATTAAGTAAATATATGGAAGAAGTCAATCATAAACTGAAACTGTGTAACCAGAAAAAAAAAGTGAAAACCAATTGTTATAATAATATTCAAACGTTGTCGAAAATTAAACATGTCAAGTTCATTTTTTATGAGTTGATTGAATTGTACTCGATTATGAATTTAAAATGGGAAAACTACAGTAAAATGAACTCGGTACATTTTGGCAAAGACGTCAATACCACCATAAAAATGTGTCAATATATCCGTAAAGATGATCAAGTCAATGACGAATTTTATTCGGTTTATACCAAGAATTATTCTCTCAAAGTACTTGATTATTATTATCAAGAAAAACCCAATATGATGGATTTGCTTATTTGTGATTCAAGTAGTGAAATGGAAGATCAAAATGCAATGACACTTATTCTACAGTTATGTATAGGGTTATGTTGTCAAAAACACAAAGGTACATGTATTGTGAAATACGGCGATACATTTTCATTATTATCCTTGGATATTATTGCCTTTTTGTCTCACTTTTATGAAAAAACATTTGTATTGAAACCCAGTATATGCGATTTATCTACTGGTGAAAAATACATTGTTTGCAAGAATTTCATTTACAATGGCTTGAGTACAAAGATTTATGAAAATATAAGACAATTGTTTATTCATGTCAGTACATCAAATGTGAATTTACATAGGCTAATACGTTTGCCGATTCCGCTATTTATTTCTAGTAAATTAGAAGAAATAAACTCTATTTTTGGACAGTCTCGTCTGGAACATATCCAATATTTATTGATTAATAAAGATAAAGACAAAACCGTTGGAAATCCTAACAATCATGATGAATATACACAAAAATGCAAAGACTGGTGCTACAAATATAATATACCTGTACTATCTCAATAATTGAGGTCGTACCATTTATTTGCATTTACGGATAGAACCATCGGGTTGAATCACAGGTGTGCATTTATTTGGATATCCGTATTTATCCTTAATAGTATATCCATTTGGTGCGACTCCGTATGCTAAAGCATTTGCAGTAGAAGGACCGAATGCTGAAAGTAATTTTGACCCTGCATCCGTAATTGTATCGTACTTTAAACGTGCTAAACGAGAACTGGAATCAACTGCACCTTGTACTGCAAATTTAGTATTGTTGGGTTTATAATACACAGGTACATAATTAGTAGTAGCCGAATTATTGCAATATTGGATTGTATTTGAGGAATATACATTTTCAGCACTATTACTTGGATTATCAATACGCAAATTGGTAAATTGGTTTTGTTGAAACGTTTTATTACGACTTTTTAAATATTGACCCGCTGACGAATAATTTTCGAGACGGTTGTTCTTGCTGTTATTGTACTTAGGACGAGTCATACCTGCACTTCGAACACGACGTCTTGCATTGTCCACAGTAGATAAACTTGGAGTACCACTTTTGTCTACAATAGTTGAATCGCATGCATTACATGGTAATTGCGAACTATTATTATCCAATACAAAATGGAGAGAATTCTGATTTGGATTTTGACAAATTTCCTTTGCAGCTGTTTGTACGGTCGATCCTCCTGGTGTTTCCATGAGAGCCCTAATAGAAGCCGAATTCTTTACTTCACTCTTTTTTGTACTATTGTTATGAATAGTTAGACGGTAGTGTTTTAAAGGTAGTGGTCCAAATATGGATTGTTTTGTGATGGATGTATCAGTTACCTTATTTTTCTGCAGTACATTGTATATTTCCGAGAAAGTTTTACCTTTCCATGAAATATATTCTAATTTATTTAATCCTAAACGACCTTCTTGACTTGATTCCATAGTATTTTATAAAAGTAAGTTATATACTATACTACAATATTAAGAAAAAGATTATATTGTTTCAATAAAAAACAAAATAAAAAGATTGTTTTCTACTAAAATAAGAATACAATCGATTATCATCCAATTGTTAGACATTTTCGTTGGTCAAATACTAAAAAAATGAATATGAATCTATTAGCATTGAATTTAGATGATTACAACGCCAAAAATTTCTACTACCTAGAACCCAAGAAAAATATCATTATGAATGGAATATTTACTAAATTTATTTATACTGACCCATATTTTACCATGAATGAGGTGTTTTTTTATATACCAATTCAATACACTTACATTGATTTCAATCATGATAATGATTATTATACTGTGTTTTTCGACATATCACAAGTACAAAATGCTTCCATTATTGAAAAATTGAATAAACTAGAAACCGAAGTATTGTATCATTATGCTATTTTTATGAACCGTAGAAAATGTACATCGAGAATAATTGTCCATAAATTAACACAAGGATCGTTTAAAATACGGAAAACCAAAGTTCATAAACCAGGCGATCCTCCTAAACACTTCCTTTTGAAAATTTCTGGTATTTGGGAAGCAGATGCGACTTATGGATTAACGTCTAAATTCGTGGAAGGAACCGCAAATTAATGAAATGTCATTTTCATTGCTGGTTGACTTTTTCCAAATGGTTTTGTTCCATTTTTTACAAGATCATGATTTACATTTTTTACTTTAGGATAATATCGTGTTTTAAAATCAGTGACTTTTACTAAATGTTCTTTTTCGTTATACGTATAATGTAAGTTTTCAATTGTATTAAATCCCTCTGATGTTTTCATACGGAAACGCGTAACCTCTTCTTTATTTACATCTCGATTTACACCATGATGAAAATGAATCATTTCTGTACTTAGTATTTTATAAAAATTACTTCTATCTATTGTTAATTTTTTGACTTTTGCTCGTTTTTCTAATTCATTGTCTTCATACCCCCATGCCCAAAAATTAGGAAACCCATTTATTGATTCAAAATCATTTGCAGTAATAGATAAAATACCACCCAATGTGTGTGTAAATCCGTAAAAATGTTTAATTACGCCACTGGTTGTTTTAAAATCGAATTGATCTTTGTAAAATGGTAAAGTGTCAATATCATTAAACACTAAAGTTATATTTTCATAATCATCAGGATATTGTTCTTTTACAAATAAAAAACCAATGTTTTTCATAGCGCCTCGATTAAATGGTCTTGTATCATTTTGTTCGATAAACAATATTTTATATTCGTCTGGTTTCATGTCTTCTAATATATACTTCATGTGGCGCAAGAAAAAATCATAATGTGTCTTTCTATCTCTATATGGAATAATAAATACAATTTTTGGTACTTCTACCATAATATTAATGTAAAAATATATATCTTATTTATACATTTTTTTCTTGTTTTAGGCATACTTTTACTTATTTAGATAGATCTTTCCCTTTCTATTTTTGGGAACTCGAAGTATAAATGTATCCTGTATAGGCTGTGGATTATAAGATGGTACAACTGCTTTGTTATTATTGATTGTACTACATGTACTGGTATAGGTTGAATTTGTGTAAATTGATGATTCTGTATAACAACTCATATTGTCATCATTGTCATCAGACATGTAATTATTTTCAACAGGATGGTGGTGTTCATGGTTGTGGTGATTTTGGTCGTTAGATGGCAATGGTATTGAATCACATACTTGACTTTCTATAGTAGCTTGATCATCATCACTACAATGTTCATGTTCGTTTTCGTACAAATGTTTATCATAATCAGGAGGACTAAATGGATCATTCGTATTTGAATTCAAAACAGCCCCAGTAGAATAGGGGTCATGGTGATGGTGATGGGGTGAATTTTGTGGCGGATGGTGATGATGTGAATTTTGTGGCGGATATTGTGGTGGTGGATAGGCATAATAAGGAGGTGGATAATAGGGAGGATGATACATTGGTGCATTAGAAGGACATGCTGCAGTATTATATTGTTGTTGCGAACAACCATAGTAAGATGTTTTTTGCATAGGGTATGGATAAAACGAATTATTGTTATTACAGTGAGATGACATTAAAAAATAAACTATATACACTATCTACAGATTTTCTAAATACTACAGATTTTCTATTTTTTCTTGTTTTTACTATTTTTTCTTGTTTTTTACTGGTATTAACCATATTTTTGCTTTACCCATGATGGTAATAAATCATCTTTGTAATCTTTGAGTTTTTTGAAACATTTATTGATTGTGACTTCACTCGCCTCATCACCTAATTTTGATTTGATATCCATTTTTGTATAGGATAATTTACAGTAATAAGATACAAAGTATAAAATACCAGCGGCAATGGCTTGAGGGCGATTGTCTGGAATCAATTCTTTTTTTTCCACTTGAAATGCAATGAATTTAGCTAAAAGTTGTTGTTCTGTACTTAATTCTAAACGACTCGAAAAACGCTCAATAAAGGTACTGGGCTTTAATGCACATAATTTCGATTTGTCTTCTTCAATCATCGTTCTTTCGTGACTTTGTAATAATTCTTCTGCACACGAACATCCTAAAGATGCACTATTTTTATCAATGTGGAAAATATCGGCGATTTCATTTGACGTACGAGGACACCCATGCTTCCAACAAGCGATCCAAATACATGCCGCTCGCATTGCATCCCGTTTCATTCCACGATAATTCTTTTGTTCATACAAATCTTTGAATATGGTTTTAGCCATTTCTATAAATACTTTAGGTATTCCGGCATTACTGGCGTATGTACCGATTAATTGAAACTCTTCGTACAACATCTTCTCTTTATGTGGCATAGATTGCCATTTACTCCACTTTCGCAAATTCTTCATTTCATTGGAAGCATTTGACTTACAGAATATTTTACACGCATAAGAAGATTCTTCTAAAAGAGGATCGATTGGATTACCACATCGGGTTGTATCTGGATTATTGGATTTTGAATCCGATGCAAAATATCGCCATTCGGGAGAATAGTCTAAAGTATAATTATTCATGTATCCACATGATGATTTAGGACATGTTTGAAATCCTTCTTCTGTATAAATCATCAATGTTTTACATTTTATACAAAATTCAATTTGTTCGTTGTTGAATAAATTTTCGGAAACCTTGCTCCCTACATCATCTGATTTTACACTTTTTTTTTCTTGGTCATAGATTTCCCATAGCTTTGCCTTTTGACTAGCATTGAGAGATTTCTTTAATTTCTGTGTTTTGGTGTGACTAATAGGGACATGGATCGATGTGTTCGTAGGTGATGTAGTAGCAGCAATAGAGACTTCCATATATGAAAAATACCTAGATTATATATATAGTCGTTTTAACGTATTTTTATTTTTTCAATTTTATTTAATATTGTATTCTTCTATTGTATAAAGTTAGGAATTTAGTATTATGAGTGAAAGTGAAGAGGAAATAAGTGGAGAACAGGTAAAAATAGAAGGGTCAGGAGAAAATGTAGCCGATGAAGCAGCAGACAGTAAATTAGACAAATTAGATGATAATTTTTGTGAAACATTTGCTCGTATGAAGATTGATGGTGTTGAATTTACATTAAATGATAGCGAAAAATTATTTGAATCGAATTTTTTGGTTGATTTTGCTGTCCATTTTCAAGAAAAAAGTCTTAAACCACCAATAATAAATGCATTGCAGAAAGTAGTAAATGCTTTAGGTAGTATATTGCATATTTGTGTTGAAATACTTGTTTATAGTGTTTTAAGTGACGAAGAATTCATCGAAATGATTGACTTTAATAAAATTAGGGCAAAAGCTATCGAAAATTCTATTTATAAATACATTATCAAACATAAAGAAGATAAAAATTTATTGGTTATGGCGTCTCCATACCAAGAAGCAATCTTTACAGCTAAGCATGATCTCTATGACATGCAGGTACCGTTATGTAAGGACAAAATAGTGGAAGAAGAAAAAATAGAATTAGATGCTCTTAAATTTGATCCACCTACCTCAGGAGGGGCATTTGGTGTATTGAAAAAAAAATTAATGGATTTTTTTGAAGAAGGATTGTCAATTGCTTTAGAGTCTTCTTTTAATACAGAAGCATTTGGAGGGATTGTTGAAAAATGGAGTAGCCATAAAGATACAAAGGAATTATTCCGACAACAATTTAATAGGATTAAATTGGAAGGTGGTGATAAAGCTATTGATGATTGTAAAGGTGATGATAAGAATGCTAATACTGTTAATAGTGATGCTGTAGGTGATGAAACAATAGGCAAGCAAGTGGATAATGCTAGTGAAGTGAATGCTAAAGATGATATAGTTCCTGATCAACTTGGTGGTGGTGAAGATGAACATAATAATGCTAGTAATGTTAATGATGATAATAAGAATAATAATGCTAGTGATAATAGTGATGGTGCTATGAATAATAACCAAGAGAAAAGTGATAGTCATACTGATGATAGTAAAGTGAATAATGATAATGCTGTTAATGCTGTTAATGTTGTTGATAGTGCTGATAATGATGCTGCTAGTAAAGAAAAAAAAGAACCCAACGCCAATGCTGGTCACTTTAAAAAATTCTTATGTGATAAGGCAGATTATTTTATTCCGAGTCAACCATTTACAAAAAATGTCAAGTATAAACGATAAACGTATTTAGGAGGCTATAATGTTAATATATACGATTATATTATAAAGCCAATGTACGATCAATACAAACAAGGAGTACAATTTTCTTATATTCTTTTATACCAGACAACGAAAAAATAATGAATATTTAGGATATATTATATTTAATTCTTGACGACTATCTAGTATAAATAGTAATATTAATCTATAGTATCATAATATAGATTAATGGGTCTTGTTTTTCCAGAAGGAATAGAAATTGTACAAGATTATTTTATAGAGGTTATTAAACATGCTGTGTTTAAACAATTAAGTGCCTTTTTGAATTTTCAATTATTGAAAACGAAGGATGATCCCAAAAATGATGATCAAAATACACACATGACTAATGCTATTTTAGATAAAATGAATGAAATATTTGAAGGAAAAAAAGATTATAAAAGTTTAAAAGACTACGAAAAAGAATCATTTGAAAAAAATATTTCTGATAAATGCTCTATATGTGATAAAACGCCTGTGAAAGATGATGTGACTGGGGGGCGTGATGGTGATGAGGGGGAATTAGATGATACAAGCGAAAAAAAAAATAAAGATTATACAGAATATGCATGTAAGCACAAAATATGCAAAAAATGTTATTTACCTAATAATTTTAATTTGACACATACAATTGCTAGCAAAATTGCATCTAAAAAAGGACCCGTAATACCGTGCCTACAATTTTTCATGACAGAAGTTGGAGAAAAAGTAAAAATAAATGTAAATACTAGTTCTAGTGAATCAACAGAATTTCAATTTTACAACTGTTGTCCTATTTGCAATAGTGCAAAAAACCCTGAAACTCCAATACCGAACATATTAATTAATAACAATTATAAACCTGCTGCAGTAAAAGCATCTGATGGGTTTATGAAAGATATATTCGATAAGAAATATAAATTAAAAGATTGCGAGGTTAAAGGAGGTCGTGTAACAATAAAAAAGAAACCTTTGAAAAGAAAAAGTCGAAAACAAAACGTTAAAAAAAAGAATAGGTCGAGAAAACGACAACACAAAACTCGAAAAAAACGAACTTTGCGTAGAAAAGCTTTGAAAATTGTGAAAAAACGTTTAATTATTGGTGGTACTGGTACTGATAAAGAACTAACTGAAGATGAGAACCAAAAAATTACAGAAGTTGATATTAATATTAACTTGAATGACGGAATGAAAAAAATGAAAATGAATAAGTACAATAATAATGATGAAGAAAAAGGTAAATATAAAGCTATGACAGACAAATTAGGTAAAATTAAAATAGATATCAATGATAAATTAAAACTGTATGAAGATGCTTGTAAAAAGGCAGCAACAACAGCACCAGCAGAAGCAGAAGAAGCAAAAGAAGCAGAAACAGCAGCAGCAAAAACACAATCAACATATGAAAGCGACATCGACAAAATAAAAGAAAAAACTATTGAAAGATACCGTGACGAATATCGAAATTTTGATAGTAATTATACGAAAAAAATGTATGAAAAAGAACAAAAGTTTAAACGAAACCAAGAGGACATTATCAAAACAAAAGATAGTGCAAATCAATCAAGTACTCCTGGTGATACTAGTAATACAAACAATAACAATAATAACAATCCACCTGTAAAAAACCCGATGGATACTGACCCTATCAAATCTTATCAAAAATTACAAGATCAAGAACTAAATGAATTACAAGCTGCTCACAAGAAAGATAAAGAAATTTTACAACAGCAACATAAATATGATGAACTATTATTATTGATAGATTGGTATGAGTACTTTTTAAACGAACTTCATACATTAATGATAGAGCATCCACATATTAAAGACAAAGATAAAAAAGATTTAGTCAATAAGAAAGCCCAATACAATCTGAACATGAAAAACAATAGAACAATGAAAGAAAGTGGTAGAAATATGATGAACAAAATGAGTAGTACCGTAAATAGGATCAAACAATTGTACAACCAAAATAAATCTGTTGATGGCGAAGAAGACGAAAAGGAAGGAAGCAAGGGTTGTTGTACTCGTACGCCTTATCATGATGCTGTTACTACATTTGATCAAGTATATGAATCATGTGTTGCAATGATTGAAGGCTTCTTTGGTGTCGGTGACGAGGGTGCTAATAATCCAATCATTGAAAAAGTAAAAAAGATACTTATTAGTTGCATACAAACGTATTTGCAATTCCACTTGGAAAAGTGCATGGAAGAACACATTGGAACTTTATTGATTAAACCACCTGAAGAAAATAAAAAGAAAGGGAAATTTTGGGGTGGTGTTAAAAATGATAGTCCGGAAACTCTACCAGAAGCTATGACACTTGTATCTGATGCTAATGTTTATGTTGTTCCTGATGGTGTTCCTGAAAATGTTAGACCTGCTAATTATATTAATGCAGATATTTATCAAGATCCCAACGCGAATAAACACACATCAACATCTGCCAAAATAAATAAATACCAATCGCCAGTAAATAAACCCTCCACTGACCCGGAAAACCCCAAATCAACTATTCCCATAGTAAATAATGAAAATTCCGACCAAAACATTAATGGCCAAAAGCCAGCAGAACCCCCCAAATCAACTACTACCCACGCAGAAGTAATTAAAAACCAAGTAGAAAAAATTTTAAACAATAATGCGATTGACCGTTGTATTGCATTGCATAAAAAAATCGATTTTAAAAAATGGACACTAAGTTGATTGATAATTACATATCATTATTGAATCGTTTGTCCATTTTTTCCAGTACATCGGGGTTATAGACAAATTTACCAGTAGGTTTATATTTATCAATAGGCGTATAATCTTTGTTCTGTTTTTTACTAGAAGATGTACCGTCTTGATTAGACGAATTATTGGTTCGATTGAAAATACCGGCATTAATACCATCTTCGTCCTCTTCATTGTCGTCATCATTGGCTGGTTTTCGAGGATCGGTAATATCACCTTTTTCATTCATAATTTTACCGGTTTTCTTTTTAAACTCGGTACGTATATAGGAAGGTATCCAATTCGACCAACAGACAAATAATGTATTCGGATGAATGTATTTGACTAGAAATCCATTGTCCTCTAATTTATGGACTAAATATGCAATACATTCGCCCTTATCATATACGGGTTCTCCGAAAATATATTCCGGTACTAAAAACCATATATGTTTTTCGTTCCGTTTATTACGACCAGTCAGTTTAATACGGTTGTGTATCCGATTTAAAATTTTATTGAAAATCGTCAATTGTTTTAAATTCCGGTTCTTGTTTTTTTCGTACAGATCGTCTATATTTACTTTACCAATAGACTCTTCTTCATTTGCATGTAAAAAGATGGACATTCTAATTTAGGATAAATGGAGACAAGTAAAAAGCAAAAATAATATATACAAAATCAATATAAAAAACAACTTTGTTTAAAACGAAAATAAAATCAAGTTTAGTAAAAAATACATAATGATTGAACATCTTGTATTTTCGGGGGGAGCAATTGTCGGATTTACCTATCTTGGTATGCTGAAATACTTGACATTTCATAAGGAAATCGATATGTCTAAAATTAAAAGTTTTAGAGGAACATCAATTGGTTGTATTATAGCCACCTTGCTTGCAATGAAATATTCTTGTACAGATATTGAAGAATACGCGGTGAATTTAAACTGGCTATCTATATTTGATTTCAATATATCGACTTTAATCGATGCTCTTCGGGTAGGTGGTGTATTCAATAAAACAACTGTTATAAAACTAATCAAGCCTTTTTTCCTAGGAAAGGATTTTTCCATTGATATTACTCTACAAGAATTATACGAATACAATCCAGTCGATTTATACTTATACTCTACGAATTTGACCGATTTTACACTGACGGAATTTTCTCATAAAACCCATCCTTCTATGACTGTAATGGATGCTTTATATGCTTCATGTGCTATACCCGTTGTATTTTGTCCATTACAATACGAAAATAAAGTGTATATCGATGGGGCTATTTTCTTGAATTATCCTCTACAGCCGTGTATTGATGAAGTCGAAGATGTAAATACAATTATGGGGTTTTTGAGTTCTTATGACTTGATTGATATTGGTGCGAATGATGCAAAAAGTAGTAACAATAGTAGCAAACATCTGGAACCCGGTCAATCCAAATACATGTTATTAGAATATTTGTATGATTTTTTCATGAAAATATGGAAACGTATAAGTTATGATAAATTGATTTGTATAGAACCATCACCACAACAATATTGTGCTAAATGTAGCATGTCTTATGATGAAATGGTAAATTGTATGAAATACAAGGAAAACCGAGAGAGAATGATTTTACTCGGTATTGGTATTGCGGCTGATATTGTCGAAGGAAAAATGAAGAAAACTACAACAGAAACAACATCTTCTATCAATTCGGATTCGAGTACAGATGAAACAATATTCTAGGGTTTATACCATATCATCTACGAATTTTTCCAAAGCAAATGTGGAAACTTTGGCGTCGAATTCAATCACTTGTCCATCTTTGATCATTTTGATGGTAGGATATCCTTCTACTTTGTATTTTTCAGCATAATCCTTTGCAATGTTTTCATTTTTCTTGGCGATTGGATCATTTTCGCTTTTTTCGGTCATATCTAGTGTTTTGCATCGAATGTTGCGGCCTTTGATTTTCTTGCCGTGATATGTATTTTTGAAATCGTTCCAAGCTGGTTCGGCTTTTTTGCAATGAGGACACCAATCTACTTTAAACATCAATACTTCGACATCACCACCTGATGTACCCGATGAATTGGCTACATCATCTGAATTGCGAGGATTTGGATTGGACACTTTTTTATACGCTGTATAATAAATACCGGTGCATAATAGAATACCCAATAATACTAACCAAAATGTCATTTTCTTGGGATTCAAAAAACTGAAGAACATGGTGCTGAATGATTTTACCATTTTTTACAACCCTATATTTGTGTTTATATAGTACCTAGAGGATTTTTATCTTTAGCAATAACCAAATATAATTCATTGCTAAATAAATATGAAGTTTCTAAAAATATATACATACAATATACAATTCAAAGGTAATTAATATGAAAGATTTTTGTATTCAATTAGGAGATATTATAAAAGTCATTTCTCCTAAAGACCCGGAATATAATGGAAAAACCTATTTTGTGTATTATTACGATCCAAATGGGTCAATTGAATTAGTCCATACTAGTTCGATGAAAATCGAGAGACTTTCTCTCACTAATGGTAAATCAGAACAAATTAACAATTGGGAAAAAATAGAATTATGCAATCGATCCCCTCATAAAGGATTTGCTAGACAAAACGGACTATTTCCTGATACATGGGTTGAATTGGAAATCCAAGGCGATGTACGGGAAATTATAACCGCTAAAGTTCAACATTTAGAAGAAGATATGATTACTTTACTGACTCATCCTCAGGGAAATTTGTTGTACATTGATTTTGGATACAAAGGTATTCCTAAAAATATCCCTTTGCGTAATATTTGTTTATGCGATCCTCCTAAATCTTATCAGGGAAATTCTGTAGAAGAAGCGGATGATGATAGCAAGGATATTGAACCCGCTGGGAACAACGAAAATGAGAACGCTGCAGCAACAGAAGCGGAAACAGCAGAAGTAACCGATAATCAGGTCATTGAGACAACTACACCTACTGGTGAATTCGAATTGCTGATTCCAGACAATGTCTCAATGGAAGAAGATTATTTACAAACACTAGAAGATGAAACCACTGCTGCATTGAAAGATGTTGTACATGAAACTATGGACGAAAGCGATGATATTGTCGTAAATCTTTATTCCAATAATATTCCTAAACCAACCATGATGCAAATCCAATACAATATTGATGTTCAAATGAATGATCTTTTGGAAAGTTTAGTATATTCCATACCCGAAGACAAACGTACTCGTAGTATGTTGAAAACCGCATATACCCATGTACAGAGATTCCAAGAACTACGTGATCAGTATTCTTATTTTAGTGATGGTGGTAGAATTGAAGGGGCTATTGTACATAGTAATCCTAAGACATACAAACCATTGCTAGACATGTACGTTTCTCAATTAAAGTCTCCTTTTAGTTGGATGTATTTGACTACACCAATACGCAGATATGATTATAGATTTATAGACAGTAGCAATGAAGATAAGCCATTGGAGCCAAATATGACAGTTCAAGGACCCGTTATAGAAGAAGAGTACAACATACATAAACGATTTTATTACGAAGATCCGGTTGGTTACACAGATGGGTTATTACCATACCCGAAAATGTTACACGAACTTGGATCCAATTACTGGAAACCTTTTGTGGATATGAATGAAAACAATACTCAATCTACAGGGTACTATTCAGCTGGTACTGATCTTGAAGTCATGTCGAGTAATTTGGATTTCGTACAGCGAATACATGGACCAAGTTATTACAATATTTACAAAAAAAGTAGTGAAACGCGGAAATCCGTATTTGACATGTCAATACCGGCTGAAAAAATCAAGATCAATGGCTTGGTATTACTACCAGAACGATACATTTATGATGTACGTCATACCCATCAGCAAAGTCTCATTGCGGAAAAAATCATGTTTCAACCACCCGCGTTGTCTGTACTGTTTAAAAACAAGAAAAACATTTCTAAGATTTACGTAGATGATGAAAAATTGGAAAAACGTTTGACTGCAAACAAAGAAGAACAGATTTATTATCCCAGTAAAAAGAATACCATAAAAGTATTGCAATTGAATGATAATGATTTTTATACAGATAAAGATGTATCGGAGGCGTCTATTAATATGTTGAATTGTGTAATACCAAATGCATTTGCATTGATAAACAAGTATAAAAATGAAAACCGAGACAAATATTCACTACAATCATATTTAAAACCCTTTTCCACTTATGAATATTCTGTGCAAAATATTCCATTTACGGCAATGAAAATGATTCGATACAATTTGAATGAAAATATACGTGAGTATCATGATATTCGTAAAGCGGTTAAATTGCAGTACAACCAGTATTTGATGCAAATCATGAATAAATTCAACGACAATATGGATTCTACAATTGATCACTACTTTGATAGTACAAAAGAAAGGATTCGTAAAATAATGGCAATGGCGTACAAATTCAAAGTGAAAATGATGCGAAACAATAAACAGGCGCTTATTATCGACGATCAACCGCGTAATTTAATTCATAAATGTATTCAAGACGATGACATGAAAGTGCTTTGTCAAATGATACTGATGAAAAATGTTGATTTAATCACCGCAGCTGTATCGGAGTCCTTTGTGGAACCTAAGCATTTCTACGATTCGAATCAAAAGGCGATTACAAAACAGTATAAATCCATACAGGAAATGCAAAAGGATAATGATGTACGGGATTTACATTACGATAAACAATACGATGGAAATCAGTACGATATTATGGACAAATACAAAAAATTCAAATCGGGATTATCTGTAGAAGAATATACGGAATTTGTTGCAACTAAACTGGCGGAAGAACATGGTTGTTCCATGCAAAATACAATGGATTTGGCGATTGAATTGATACAAGGATATAAACTAGTCAAAGAAGGCGATTATGCTTTACTGGAGATCAGTCCGAATTTGCCTCCAGGAGTCCAAGAATGTGACTTTACCGATAACGAAAAAGAAGAGATCCGGATCGAAGCCAGTATCCGTAAAGTACAAAAATACTTTAAACGAGTTCAACATAATTGGATTTACGACCCAGAAGTGGATTCGTCTTCATTTGCGAAACCGGAAAATATGACTTGCTTACTGGATAAAACCGATGGCTCGAAAAAGGCGAAACAAGATATATTGGAAAAATATGGCGAAAAAGTAGAAGATATATTACGGAATATTGAAAAAGGCGCCGAACTCAAAATCAAACAAATGAAACTTTATACTCGTAATCGTAATTATAAAAAAGAGTTATTCGATCTTACTCACTACTTTACTCTTCTTGAAAACGATAACGACGATGTGGAAACACAATCACCGTACTTGGATATGCTCAATACTATTATGGATAATAAAAACGATTTCGTTTTAAAACAGGAAAATATACGCAAATTTAGGTATAATTGTTGTAGAGATCCAATGGAACAAGAAAACCAATCATGGTTGTACTGTAAAGAAACCGCAAGACCATTATTAGCGCGTTTTCAAATTGATTTAGCCAATGCATTTTTTCGTGGAAATTATGAGGATACATTGTTACAGTTAAAACGCAGTGCAAAGAAACTGGACGGCTATTATTATGATATTCATACTGGTTTGGCAATATGTGAAATGGACTTTTTCGACGAAGGACGCATGATAAACGATGAGTCAGAATTCGATGAAAACTCGGTTTCATGGGGTGAAGGTGCAGTAGAAGATGTTCAAATGATAATCGATCAAACCGCTCGTGAAAATCGTATTTATACGGACCCGCAAATGCGAAAAGCATTGCACATACTGAAAATGATTGCTAAGAATCTGTACTTGAATATTGATCATGTAGAAGAAACTGTAATGAATCTTTGTTCGAAATTTTTCATGGATACAAAGGTATTTGTCTCGAAAAAGAAATATGAAGATGTCGCTAGAAAGCAAGAAGAAAAAATGAAGAACAAGGAGGATAAATACAAAAAGAAAATCACGTCATATGACGATTATTACAATGGACTTTTATTGAAAGTAGTGGTTTGTACTTTAATTATAGCAGTACAGTGTCATAGTCCTTCTTTGACAATTCGCCGAACATTTGGACAATGTACAAAAGATTTTAAAGGCTTTCCTTTGAATGAAGATTTGAGAGAAGATGGGACGATTGTATATTTGTCCTGTATTTTACGGGTGATGTCGAACGATTCACAACCATGGAAAACCATTCCAAAAGGTAAGGCGAAAATGGAGAAGAGATTGATGGATTTCTATCAAGAGACAATTTTAAAACACGATGATGTACAGAAATTATTACAAGCAAAACGCGATGAATTAGCCAAGACACAGGACGAACGTCCGGAAGAGAAAGAATTAGTACAAAATACATGGCCGCGTTTTTTACCACCTCCTAAAGTCAATTTATTGTCTCAAAGCGATTCTGTGAAACCGATTACTAAACCTGTACATGAAGCATACGAGAAAGCCCTACGTACAGGAGATCCAGCACAATGGAACTATGGTGGTATGTATTTCGGTAAGGCATTGCTATTTTCTCTCAGTATTGTCGAAATGGTGAATAATGTAGTACAAGACAAAGGATATATTCTTGGACAACATACACCTTTTACTATTTTAGAAAACTCGTGTTGCAATGAATTGAACGCATCTTATAATCCGGTCACTTATTTTAAAGAAGAAAACCCCAGTGTAGGACATTATATTACGAATATTAGTAAGATTAATGCATTTTTTGATCGGGATTTAAAACGTATATCGTACGGTCAAACATGTGTTAGTTATACAGAGCCCCAGTCACAATTAGTACAACAAGGTAGAAATGTGTTTTGTTTGTACGACGATGTAATGATGTACAAGACATTTATAAAGTATTTTCAATTGGATTCTACAGTGAATCCAATCCCTGTATATTTGCGACCATTTTTAGCGACAAAACCCGCGGAATACGATATAAAAGGATCGATTGAAGAAAAGATCCACTTTTTAAAAGAAAATAACAATGCATTGAATTTAAAACAATTTACAACCATCATGACAAAAGTATATCGAGAGAATGTCGTAAAAACGATGAATCCTATTGAATTGCAATTAAAACAATCTGTACTGAACTCATGGTCAAAATGGAACCAATGTATTCACGATTCGATCGACCCTTCTACAAGTAATTCTGATGATGTAAAATTATTGTACAAACCAATTCAAACTGTACAAAAACTATTGGAGAGATATTTCGAATCCGAATACATTGATGACACAGAAGAACCAGAACAATCACCAGAACAAGAACAACCACAAATAAATCCAACCGCATCAACTGAAAAATTGCTAAATGATTTGGAAAACGGTATTATTATCCAGATCCGTGAAATGAAAGAGGTTTTGTATTCTACAATCCAATCATACGATCAATATTCACAATTCGCTAAATATTTCAAAACGGACAGTAATATACTTAATGATATGAGTTCATCAAATAAATGGTTATTATGGTTTGAAAAAATGACAAACGACGATACAGTTTCATATATGGATTTAGCACGTGTTATGAAGAATTATTTGTACTATTTAACCATTGGTGTTTCAAATAAAATCAAAAACAAGCAGAAGATGAAATTTAATACTGCACATTGGAAATTAAATAAATCAGACATTACTGGAGTAGAATCAGTACAATCAAAACGTTATTTATACATTGATGATTTATGGGACGATCCAAGTATTTATCATATTTACAACAAATTACAACCATGTTTAACCGCCATATATGAGACAATAAGTTTAATTTACGGTTGTTTTCCAACTGAGAGAACATCATTGTACAAACGGTATTTATTGTTTTGTATTTACTATGTCTTCTACAGGATGATACTTGTCGAAGATTCAGTAGTAGAGATGATTGTACAAGAAAACGAAATACGTTCTGAAATGATGGAGTTGGACAATACCATAAATTTAGAAGTATTGGACTTTTTAGATAAAGATATGGTTGTTTCCAAAATGATATCAACTACAAGATTCTTAATTGGTTTGGATTCTGGTCGTAAAAATCCGACAATTAAATATTTACAAGATTCGATTATTAATTATTCTGTAATTCAAAACAACATTGATAAGATGCGATCGAGAGAAAAGAACCAAATACAATCGAAATTCCGAATTGACAACAAAAAGGTACTTATGGCGGAAAAGGCATTGAAAAAGGTGAAAATGGGAGACTATTATACAGATCAGAATATGTTGAGGAAGTACGGAAAACGCGATAAATTTACATTGGATACGAATTATGTGAATGACTCGATGACACAAGATATAGAAATGAATGCAAATATGATTTTAGCCGATGGAAATAGAGAGAATATTGGTATAGATAATGCTGCACAGGCATTGTGGAACGAAACACAAGATGAAAATAATCAAAATCTGTACAATGGAGATGGTGATGATGACGACGATAATATGGCTAAAGATATTCGAAATACGCGATCTCAATTAAATACATTAATTGACGACATTTTTGGAGATGACCGTGATGACGATGACAATGAAGGTGATAATGTTGATTTTGGAAACGAATATGATGCCATGGATAATGATGATTATGATATGATGGAAAATTTGATGGACAATTAAATAGACAATGAAAGGTGCATAAATCGTCCTTCCTTTTTTCTAACAATGTAATATAAAAAGAGTTGGAAATTAAGAATGAATGTAATACCCCGTAAATTGATACGGAATTATAAATTATTTTTTGCAATAGCATGTTTTTTATTATTATTTAGTGGTTTCCATATGCTAAAGCCCGATTTTGCCTATATGCCCGATGGATCATATCGTCAGTTTGGCGTCGGTTACAAACATAAAACAGTAGTACCAATATGGTTAGTTGCAATATGTTTAGCCATTTTTAGTTACTTATTTGTACTATGGTTAATCAATACGTCGCTACTTTAGGCATTTTTTTGTGTTATTTTTTCTTATAATACAAAAAGTTTATTTTTTACGAATCGATCATGAATTTCTCTCCAGATATTCCTAAATTAATTGATGAAAATGCTGGATATTATTTGTATCAAACATTACAACAATGTCATGAAAACCGAGTTCAATTATATTCCAAAGTATTTAACATTTCTATCATTGTAATATTTGTCATTGTTTCCGCATTTATACTGTACTTTTGTTTCCATCGTAAAAAGACTACACAAGAAAGACAACAAGATTTAGTACGAGACCAACAAATAATTCTAGAAAAAATCAAGTCTCTTCAAGATGAAAAGAAGAAATTATTTGAACATCAAAGTATGACAAATTTGCCAATAACAGGTAATACTATTTAGGGATTCATTGTATAGATATATTTTTTATTTTTACCTTTTTTTTCTCTCGAATTGAATAAATGAACAAGTACCAAGATATTGATTATATAAAAGAATCTATTCGTAGTTCTTCTAATCAAAAACTATTTGTATCCTTTTTACAGTCCAAATATCCCAATAATAAATACATCACAGAAATTAATGTTTCCATTGAATTAGAAGGGGATCTGGATTTAGGCATTTTGGATTCTTTGTATCCATCCGTAGAATACATCTATTTTGTGAAAAAAGGGAAAATTACTGGCTTAATTAACATACCTTCTAAAATAAAACATCTTATATGCGATGGTCAATATTTAACCAATATACCGAAATTGCCGGAAAGTTTAGAAATATTAAATGTCTCACATAACAACTTGTCTAAACTGGATTTATTTCGTTGTAGTAATTTAGTGAAATTGAATTGTGAGTTTAATCGAATTACATACATTTCTGGATTACCATCTACATTAAAAACACTGATTTGTCATCATAATCGTATTGGTTATTTAGATTTGAATACTGCTGAACAATTGGAGACATTTATTTATCACAATAATAAATCGATAATATTGAAAAATGTCCCTAAAACTATTCGTACAGGTTATAAACACGATGGTCTTGCTTTACTGGACCATCATGAGCCAATTGAGAATATATCGGATGATTACATTAAAAGCTTGAATAGTTATTTTTACGTGAAAAAGTTATATAATAATGGAAAGCAGTCTAAAACAGAATGTCAAGGCTGTAAAAAAAATGTCGGTATGGTGTTTTCTAGTAAAAACCGTAAATACTCCGCCTATTGCGGAGGTAATCCACCATGTCCATTTAAAGTGGAAATATCTCGAGGGTTTTACCATCCTTTTCAAGATTTATTGGATTCATATCAAGAAACAGTAGATGAAATCAAACAGTCCATTATACAGCATAAAATGGATGTATTGTTTAATTATATGGACGAGAAAAAAGCGAGTGAATTACACAAAGAAGAAATGGAGGCATTTCAAAGTGCAAAGAAGTTTTTGGACGAAAAACAAGAACAGTATAATGAATACTTTTTTTCTACGGAAAAAAAAGAAAAAATGGAGGAACATTTGCGAACTGTAAATGAAAAATTAATCGAAGTTAAGCAGGCGATTGAGAATGACGAATTAAACGAAGCGGTCGAAATGGAGTACAATGAGATCAATCCATTGATGCAGCAAATTTCGGCACTTCAATATGAAATCAACGAAGTGGAAATTAAGTTGAATCGAAACAAAGAGTTGGATTCATTAAGATTATACCAAGAACCGGTCCATTTTACTAAAATGGAATTGAAATTGAGCGACTGAATCCAAAATAACAATATATATATGCATGTACTGTATAGTATTTGCAATTTATTTAGTCATTTTCTTTTTTTGGAATATTATACATTTGAATAAAATGAACCAAACACAACTTAAATACCTTACCGTGGTTGGATTGGGTACCATTTATGGTATAATAAGTATGGTATATGAACAATTTATTGAAAAAGACAAGGTTATATTGGATTATCAATACATCAATGCAACCATTTTACGGTTAATACACAGTATAATCGTATTTTATTTGGTCTTATACTTTTTATTTTACAATGAAACGAATCAATGTCATCATTATGTTTATTTAGCCGTAGTTACTGTAGTAATTTTCCATTGGTGTATAATCAAAACGTGTATTATTACTTATTTCGAGAATCAGTGTTATAAAAGCGAAGAATATGATTCATATCATTACAATATTATATCGCGTAATATGTTTGGTTTTTTCTTATTTGTATCAATCTTTATTACGTTACATGTATTGAAAGTACCATTGAGTATTAAAACAGCAATAGGTGTGATCATTATGTACTTTTTTATAAATAGCCCGTCTAATACACGTCCTCCTACAATTTCAATAACCGAAATAGTAAAAAATATAAAATCGACCTTTTCTCTCGAACACTTTATGAATTCTTTATACGAAAAAACACAAAGTGGATCAATTGAAACATTTATATGAATGGGTGTATGAAAAATAGCCTAAATTATAAAAATAGTGAAATTATATTTATAATTATTTAGACACAACTGTTATAATTGCTAACACCATCCCATTGGACAGAATGTGCGATTGTCCAGTCGCGTAGGTCACAAATAGTGGAAGAATCTTTAGGTTTCCAATCAGTTGATCCAGTCTCTTTAATATCCCAGTCTTCGTTCATAGTAGCTGTTAGATTACTTCCAGTTGCTATTTTAGGATAATTAGGGTGACTAGCACCAGGTGCCTGACAACGACCATCATCTTTTATTCCCCAACCGTCAGGGCAAGGACTTTTTTGAGAAGGAAAAGCCACTTTATCACCTTGTTTTTGTAACATAATACCAATTGCAATAAGTGCTAAAAGTAGTAAAATAAAAGCAATAATCAAAACTATTGAATAAAAACTATCCATAATTGTCTATATGTAAAATAGTTATTTTTTTTTTAAATTTAGAAAGTGCCTAAAAAGAAAATCTGTAGAGACAATATAATGGAACCCTATCAAGATAGTTGGAAATCAATTCGTAAAGAAAAATTTGGTACAAATTGGGATCCTAATTTAGGAGCAAAAACCAATTCCATTTTACAATATGATAATTATAATGGTAGAGTGAATATATTGGATGACAGCAATCCTGATTTACGATTTCAAATGGCTGAAAAAATAGCAATCAAAAATAAAGCAACTGAATATCGCGATGCACTTTGCGGATTACAAGAAGATTCCATTTTGTCAAGAGCTTATTTTTCAGAAGAAAATATTCAGATACTGCAAAATGGATTACGAGCCGGCGTGTATTCCATGTCAAATGAAAAGATATCAGTACCGCCGCAAAATGTCGATAATTTGAAAGTCATTATGCGTAGTATTTATTTACAATATGCTAAACATTCCACTACGGAAAGTATAACCGAACAGATCCGTAAATTGAATGATTATGTATTGGATTATGCAATCCCATCTGTATATAAAGAAGCACAAGGATATTTGAATTATATTCGAGATCAAAGTACTTTAGTAATGCCGCTAGAAAGGGCTAAAGCAGCCGACCGTGATTATAAACATTTAGAATTGAAAGCTTTTTTCTGAATAAACTTATTAAAACTTATTAAAACTTATTAAAACTTATTAAAACATAATATTTAAGAAAATATATACTAAAAAATATTATGTTTCGATTCAAACATCTACCTAAAGTTTGTATGACCTACAGTTCTCATTTATTATTATCATTAGAATTGTCGGCAATGTTTTTTACAGGAAGTGTATGTGCAATTGTACATGGAGTTGTACCCGATGTTTTTACTAAATCATCTACGATTATAAATCAAAAGATTACCAATAAAATACAATCAAGTGGGTGTCGTAATGATGAGGAAACTAACAATCGCAATAATAATAGTACAGAGAACAAAACAAAATAAACCTAGCAAACTGAATTGTTGCTAATTTACTTTCTTTTTCTCATGGTCATGTTTTTCTTTTTACGGCAAAATGATCGTTTAGAACCTTTGGCGACTTTGCACCCTTTTACTTTAGTGCATTTCTTACCAGTTTTTCCCTTGCAAAGGGATTTTTTGATGCGTGCGCGGTATAGTTTTTTTCGGCTGTCCATTCTCAATGATATATAGTAATAATATAAAAAAAACTCACTTATATAGAAAGAAATACCATTCTATATAAAATAATTTTCATCAATCAATCCGTCCATCAATCCATCAATCCGTCCGTCAATCAATACATGTCTTGTACAAAACAAATGTCATCTACTGAAGAAATTACAATAACCCCATCTTATTATACTCCTAAATATAACAACAATACGAAAGCATACGAAGACAAGTATATTTTCGATTTTTCCCATGGAATAATATGCCCTTGTACAGGTAGTACGTATTCGAAACGACAATCATTCAACAGCCACTGTAAAACCAATATTCATGCTAAATGGATTCAATCGATCAATACAAATACAACCAATTATTACGAAAGAACATTAGAATTGGAAAAAACAGTAAAAACGCAACAAATATTATTAACCCAATCACAAAACGAATTAGAACAACAAAAGTCAATCGTCCGTTATTTACAAAATACAGTAAATGAATATATTCGCAATAATAATAACAGTACAAAATCTACTCATTTAGCAGCAGCAGATGCAATGAATCTTAATTTGTTGGATTTTGATTGAATTCCGTTGCATTATTGTTCAATTTTTCTCGAACCAAATGGTCAATTACCAGTTTCTGAATGACATCATATTTTACAGTTTCATTGTCAATTAATAATTTAGCAATTTGGGCGATTTGATTTTTATATTTAGTGATGATTTCGAAGGCTTCATCATAGGCGGCTTGAACAAGTTCCAATGACTCTTTGTCAATTATTTGTTTCGTATTATCCGAGTATTTATCACCCATGGCTAAACTTCTTCCTAAAAACGGGTTTCTTCCGCTTTCGGTATTTTCATTGTAAAAGACTTCGAGTGTTTCACCCATACCATAATTCCCAATCATGGATTGCGCCAATTGATTCGCTGTTTTTAGATCTTGTACAGCACCCAATGAAACATAATCTCTTCCGTAGAAAACCGTTTCAGCCGCTTTTCCTCCCATTGCTACTACCAATCGCTTTTTCAAACATTCTTTAGTGTATAGCCCCGATTCTGAAATTTCGGGTTTTTCATTAAATAGTGTATAACCACCGGCTCCATTATAGGTTGCTTGTATGGTCACTTTTTTTAATTCAAAATAATCGGTAAATACCAAGGACAAAAACGCATGTCCAGCTTCATGTATTGCTACACGTATTCTGGTTGTATCCGAACGTGTATCAATGCGTTTTACAATGCCTACTACTAATTTTTCCAATGCATTTTCTAAATCATCTTGTGTGATTATACTTCGTCCTTCTCTTGCTGTCAAAATTGCCGCTTCGTTAATGAAATTTTTGATTTGCGCACCGGAAAACCCCGCAGACATTTCCGCTAAAAACTCGTAGTCCAAAAAATCCTCGAACTGTTTATTACGGCTATGTACTTGT